TTTTTTCTCGCGGTTTTTATGCATTTACAATTTTGTAACTCGGAGGGTTGATAATAATATGAACAAAACAGAGCTTAGTACGATGTTGGGAGTATCGAACCTGACAATAGACGGCTGGGTTAAGCACGGGTGTCCAGGTGATAAGACAAAAAGCCGGTGGAATTTCGTAGTTAAGAAAGTATTCAAATGGCGACTGGAATACGAACGGTCATTACAAACTGATACCAAAAAACAAACACCAGAACAGAAGCTAAACCTGGAAGCAAGGACCAGAGCCAGTAACGAGAAAGCAGATGACCAGAAACGTAAGAACGATGTTGCTATGGGTCTGTTAGTTAACATGGAAAGCGTCAGGCACACGTTCGGAGAGGTAGCACTGTCCCATAGATCAGGTGTGGAAAAGCTAAAGAAGAAGCTGCCAGGTAATGACGCTATAATAAACGAGTTCGTAAGTGGTCACATGAAGGATTTAGAAAGGAGGCTGGGGTTATGAGTAAATTTAAACCGAGCGGTGGTAAAAACTACGGGTCCATCGGGCACTTGTTAGGTTCACGTTTAGGACAGGGAGACCATACTGTACATGAGGGACAGCAGAGAATACTAACAGAAAAAAAACGAGATAAGAACGATACTATATTTGTACACGAAAAGGTAGACGGTACAAACGTAGGTGTGGTAAAAGCAGATGGAAAGATATACCCCATACAACGCACGGGGTATGTATGCGACACGTCTCCGTGGCTTATGCACCATTGGTTTTATGAGTTTATCATGGAGCGTCGTCATATATATGAAGAGATGCTCCAAGAAGGTGAGCGTATCTGCGGTGAGTGGATAGCTCAGGCACATGGAACTCGGTATAAGGTATACCTGGAACCGTTTATAGTGTTCGATATATTCAGAGAGGGTAAGCGCGTTCTCAACGAAGAGCTAACAGACAGAGTATATAAATATGAATTGCGCGAAGCCGCCAAGTTGCACGAAGGTGAACCTATGTCAATAGAGGACGTAAAGGAAAAGATAAAGCATTCTAGTCACGGCGCACTTGACCCAGTAGAGGGAGCAGTGTGGAGAGTAGAGCGGAAAGGTGTCGTAGACTTCTTGGCTAAGTATGTGAGGAGTGATAAGATAGATAATTGTTACGCACCGAGTTTTAGTGGTTCCGGTCCGGTGTTCAACTGGGTACCCGATAGCATGAGGAGCATGGTATGATATGGTTAATCATACTAGGAATAGCGGTACTGCTGTGGATATTCCTGCCACAAGATAAAGAAGAGGAGAGTAAGCTAGTCGGTATGATGTGTAAATCTAAGCTGACCGGTGAGGAGATGCAGATAGTGTACGTAGCGGAAGGTATGCTCGGTTGTCGTTTGGATAATTATAAGGTTGTAGAGATGTCAGTAGTGGAGGTAGAGATATGTTGTGGGTTATAGGCGGGATTTTCACAGGAGCCAGTATTATATTCGTATGGTTCTTTAACGCGATTGACAAGGCGCACCATCAGATGATACGTGACAGGGAAAGTTATAGTATGAGTTGCGACAATATGTATGAACCAAGTGGACCAGGTGGTATAATATATCTAAAACCTGGTGAGTCGTTTGAATGGATACCAATGTACGACTGGAAAGCAGACGGGTGTACGGATGGTGAGTGGAATGAGCATGTGGGTAAGGTGCCTGAGCTATGGGTAATGATAGATACTAGCAAAGCTATGAGGTATGCGAATAAATATCTAAAATGTTTATATGATTATAGCGGTAATTTTGAAGAGTGGGCTAAGTTAAAAACTAATGGGAGAAAAACAATGAAGCGTAAAGTACGGAGCGACTTGGTAGTGGGTGAGTTTTACGGGTCGGATAGATTTGTTGATAAAATGGCTGGTCTATTGGGACAAGAAATAGATTGGCCCATAAAAGAATGGACAGTCACAGCAGCCATGCTCGAACCAATTGAGGACAAGTGGTACGTTGAGGTACCGAGTGAACTAAGAAGCATTGTTAAAGAAAAAGTAGAAACTTTGATAGGGAAAAGACAAAAGGATATAAAACGGAAATACGCTGCCGTCCCTGGTTTATGTTTCGCTGCCGGACAATCAGATGATGAGTCGGCGTACATAAAAAACGACTACCGCAAGATAACACTAGACGAACTGTTCGCTATGAAACCTGTATCTAAGGTCATAGACATAGACCCGTGGACAGTAGAAGGAATGAACACGTACACAGACCCGTACCTTCATGCTATAGATAAGTATGAATTGTACGATGGAAGTCAGAAGATAGATAAGCGAACATGTCTGTTTTGTAAACAGGCAAAGGATTTAATGATTGCCCGATAGATTGTTACGAAAACGGTATAAACGAAATGTTGTATTTTCGTAACAATATGGATGGCAAGTATAAGTTTCTAGCGTACCTGTACAAGAAGGTGTGGGAGAGAGATAGAAAGGATGGTAAGGTATGAGAAACACAGTAGCGAAACAGTTACGGAAGATAACGAAGAACAGAAAGACGTACCAGCTATTAAAGAAAAAATGGAACGAGACACCGTGGAACGAGAGGAGGGTTAAATGAAAGACCCAAACAGGATCGATGAGACGATAGAGGTGATGAAAAGAATATGGAAAAAGAACCCACAGCTCAGGTTGTGTCAGTTGATAGGTAACATATTTAGTGGAGATAATTATCACATAGAGGATGATGTATTGGTATCAAAGTTAAAGGAGGTGTACGAAGGATGAAAAAATGCAAACACTGTAGAAACCTGATGGTGATAACAGACGGGGAATGGGTTATTGATGACGTAGATGGAGACAGTATCGAATACGTAAAAAAATCGTTTTGTAAATACCTGATGGAGGACTACGAGGTTGACGAGGTGACGGAGTGTAATCAGTACCGCAATGCGATGGAGGAGAAGCCATGAATTGGGAAGAGAAATATCATATAAAAGTAAAGGAGGCAAAATATTATCAGGTAGAGTTAGCTAAGTCTCACGCGATATTAGGTAGGACAATACATCAGTTAAGCGAGAGATGGGATAGCGTTAATATCACATCGTATTATCCTACTGACAATCTGCATGGTAATAGAACCATAGGTAATCCAACAGGAGATACAATTGCTTGACCTCTATCTAAAAAACATATCACCTAAGATCATACGACCGTTCAAACAGTTCGTAGAAGAAGAGGTAGTCATACCGGACGGACCATGCATGGGATTAAAGTACGACTGTGATATGTTCCCAGCAAGTGAAGCGCTGTTTGAAGCGTTCGACTCAAATGAGTACAATAGATTTTTCGGTAAAGCACCACGGCAGTCAGGCAAGACACTAGACTACCTGGAGCTGGTGTTCATGCACCACGTGTTTAACATCGAAGAGGACGTAATCATCGGAGTGCCAGACTTAGAATTAGCAAACGGTATATGGAAAAAACGTTTGGTACCAATAATCCAAGCGAGTAAGTACGCGCATTTAATGCCAACACGGGGAGCCGGTAGTAAAGGAGGAACGTCAAGGTATTATACATTCGGTAACGGAGTCACGGTCCGGTTTTTAAGTAAGGGATACTCATATACCGCACGGGTAGTAATCTTCACAGAAATATATCTCATGGAAACCGCAGGAGTAAATAGCGTAGAGTCAGGACCGTTCTTTCAGATCGAAGAGTGTACGTCAGCGTTCGGACATAATAAACGCATATACGGAGAGAGTATCGTAACCACAAAAGAAGCTAGAGTGTATCGAGAAATAAGCATGGGCACAGACAGTATAGTAAAATGGAAATGCCCGAACTGTAAATGTTACATAGAAAGTTATGATAGAGAGCGACTGGTAGGTTGGGAGAATAAGAAATCAGATAAAGAAGCAATGGACTGCGCAAGGTATAAGTGTCCTGAGTGTGATCATCCGATAACAGAAGTAGAGCGTCAGGCAAATATGGGTGACTATATAATCGTTAATCAAAACGAGAACGAGACATATACGCACGGGTTCACTTGGAACAGAACGCATACCAGATTGAACACGCTAAACGACTTAGCATATGATGAATATCGCACAGAGTATAACGAGACAGACGGTATCAACAGTAAACGAGCGCTGTTTCAGTACGTGTGGGGGTTGCCGTTCGAGGACGATTTGGAGAAAGTACCAGAAGTCACACGCGAGTTAGTGCTACGGAAAATATCAAGGTACCCAAAGCGACACGTACCCGAAGGATGGCTGACAACAGCAGCTATTGACTTAGGTAAATACACGTGCTGGTATGCAGTCTGGGCGTGGGATGATAAAAGTCAGGGAGTCTGTGTCGAGTACGGATCGTTCCCAGTCCCACAGCAGGAAAACTTGTTACGGTTCAGCATATATCAAGCGCTGATGACGTTCAAGGAAGGAGTGTTAGACATGTCATATCCTGAGTTAAGCAGAGTAGGTATCGACTCAGGATACGAGATGGACGCGGCATACGATTTCGTGTTAGAAGCTGGACAGGGTAAGTATGTAGCGATCAAAGGGTTCGGCAGTAGTGAACGCGACGGATGGAGAAAACCGGTAAAACAGAAAGGTCGACAGTTAGGCAATCATTGGTTCGTGCAGAGACAGGTAACACCACACGAGCAGATGAAACTCCTTAGTATAGATACTGACTATTGGAAAGAGGAAGTACACGCAGGATATCTGGCGCCAGTCGGAACCGCCGGAAGCTTACAGCTGTATGAGGCAGAGAAGGTAGAGCATATAGAATACGCTAAGCAGATGGCTGCAGAGCGCAGACGGGTAGAACACTTACCGGAGGGTAAGGTACGAGTGAAATGGATACGCCAGTCGGGACGGCCAAACCATTTATTTGATGTAACAACATACAATCGTGTGTTGATAGATACGTGTGAGGTGGCGGTCAAAGAGAGGCCGGCACGGAAAAAGGTTGTACGCAAGGAGGCTCAGGTAAAAGAAGGAGGATGGAAAATTGGAAGGTAAAAAAAGGTAGCTAAAGTCAGAGATACTAGGTCATAAAAGAAAGTGATATAGATAATGGTAAGATAAAACAGGAAGCGCGTATAGGAGCAAACGAGGAATGGTTGTGTGATGAAGCAGAAATATTATTTATACATAATTCGTGTATAGAAAAGGATGGAAGATAATGGAATATAAAATAGAATTGAGTTTTTGGAAAAAAGGTATGAAGATCGCTTGTCCGAATTGTTGTACAAAAATAAAAGAACCGTACAAATGCAACTGCGGTGCAATCTTGAAACCGTTCGTAAGAATTTTAAAGAGGAAATAAATAATGGAAGGTAAAATACGTAAGATAATCGAACGCTATCATGAAGCGTGGTTGGGTAAGTTCGTTATATCAAGAAGTATGAGTAAGCGGTTGTTCGCATGTAAAATAGAAAAGTGTGTCGATGAAATCATGGAAATTATAAAGGGAGATGGGATATGAATGATAATATGATTAAAAAGGTAACGGTGATAGCAAACAATGTATTGTATTTTGATGATAGCAGTGATTACGGAACGGCATTGTATCAGATACTTTCTGTGGTTGCACCCGATATTGATTTAGATGAACTTGAATATATAGAGGAGAAAGAATGAACAAATGGAAAGGTAAACTACCAGACCTGTACGATCCTAAAGTCAGATTGTACCCGTGTCCAAAGTGTAAGGCGTTCACGGGAGATGGGGGAGCGCAACAGGTGGTTGTAGCGAAGCGAGGGAACGGGGTAGTGTTCATGCGGTGCAAGGCGTGTGGCAATAAATTTTCAATGAAGTACGGTGTCTATACTTTTGAAAAGGGTATAAAATGTAAGAAGTGCGGAGAAAAAACACGAAACACGTCAACACAAGGAAACGTACAGTATCGTAAGTGTACTGTATGTAATGAGACAATTAAGGTTAGTGCCATTAAAAAGTAATCTTACCAATTAGTAAAGGTATATTATAAATGGTTTTACTTTAGCCAATAAATCATTATAATACTCATAAGAACATAAAGACGGCATGTGGGTGCCTAACACACTCACAGCCGTCTTTTTTTTATTTGGAGAACTAATGGCAGATCAAGCAACGACAGTAACCGCATTTAAACTATTATGTGCAGAAGTATCAGACGCGATAGCCGCAGCAGACTGGGCAACCGCGTACTCCAAGTGGGGTCAGGCAGAAGCAGTCAACGCATCGTTAGAGTTGGAGGTAACAGCTCAGGGCGACGCAGTAACAAGACGTAATACGCTAGAGACACTAGGCAAGATACTAGACAAAGTACGTGCGGTCGTCAGCCGTTCTAGCGAAAAGGGACGCTTAGTGAAAAGTAAAACAGGATACCAAAGATGATAAGTAATATCATAGATAATATGGTCGGGGTGTTCAGCCCCAAGCAAAAGCGAAAGAGAAAATTTCAGCGTTGGATGCTTAAGGCTGACCCCGACTTTAAAAAACTAATAGGTGAAATTAAAAGAACATATAAAAATAACTTTTCACCAAAGGGACAGACTGGCTGGCGTGGTGGAAGTCAAACATCAGACGACGAAGTAAACAGCAGCTTAAAAAATATAACAAGCAAGTCAAGAGAACTAAACAGAGACGATCCGATCGGCAGTGGTATAATCAGTACGTATTCGGTAAACGTAATTGGTACAGAGATGAGACCACAGGCACGGACAGAAGATAAAAAAAAGAACGCAACTATCGAGAAGTATTGGAAGTCACGCAAGAACGAATTGCATCCTGTAGACGGGTACACATACGGAGAAGCGCAAGCGGTCAAGATTGAAAAGACATTGGAAGATGGAAATGTGTTCGTAAAGCTAGCAAAGAAAAATGCGTCAACGCCGGTATACTTTGAGATATTTGAGATCGACCGGCTAGCAGAGAATAAGAAAAACACAGTAAGGGGAGTAGAGAAAAACGAGTTCGGTATTCCGGTGGCGTACTGGGTAAAGAAGCCAGGGCAAGCGTATAGCCTAACTGATGACGACTCAATCAGGGTTCCTGCTGAGTTAGTCAAACATTTAAAACGGTCTGGCCGACCCGGGCAGACATTCGGAATGCCCGTTTTTCATGCTATTGTACAGGACTTACGCGATTTGGATTTGCTTCTTATCGCAAGTTTGAAAAGGACCCAAGTAGCAGCCTGTCTCGCAGCGTTCATAACGTCAGAAGATTCTCCGTCTGAAATGCTTGAGATAGAAACAGACAGCACAGATAACTACGGTAAGATAATGCAAGACACATTAGAGCCAGGTATGATGATGAAACTATATCCTGGTGAGACCGTCGACACACTAATACCAAACTTTCCAGTACCAGAGCTGGTATCGTTCATAGTTATGCTAGCGCGTAGGATCGGGACAGCCGTAGGTCTACCGTGGCAGATGGTACTGAAAGACTTTGGGGATAGTAATTACTCATCAGCACGGACAGATTTACTTGAAGCACGTAGAACGTTTAGGAAAATACAGAACTGGTTTATACAGAAATATCTAAACTGGGAATGGGAACAGGTTATTACGGATGGTATCATTATGGGAGAACTTCCAGGTGTAACCGTTGAAGATGTTAGTATGGTCCATTGGATACCGAACGGATGGGATTGGGTAGATCCGAAAAAAGATGCAGACGCAATCGAAACAAAATTAGCAAATAATATAACCACGCTTCGAGATGAATGTGCATCACAGGGGTTGGATTACGAAGAAGTACTTGAACAGCGTGGTATAGAAAAAGCATTAGAGAAATCGATTAACGAAAAATATGGAGTTGATATCAGTAGCGGGAAACCAGGGCTTGACGTTGACGATACTGACGATCCCGAGGACGTGGACACGGAGGAAGAAAACGATGAATAAAGATAATAGAGCGGTAGTGAATATAACCAGAAGGGCGATAGACGAGGACAAACGTACTATCGAATTTGTAGCAGCAACCGAACGAGGTGTTGATACATGGCTGGGTAGAGAGTATCTTGATATGGACGGTATAGACATATCACGGTACGAGTCAAACCCCGTTATACTTGACTCACATAACCGTGGAAAAGTAACTGATGTAATAGGGCGTGGTGTGGTTTTACGCGACGGGCAAGAGCTTATTCTAAAAGCAGAGTTTACGGATAAGACAGAGCAAGGTAGGGACGCGTGGGAACTCATAAAGGCAGGATACATAAACGCAGTCAGCGTGGGGTTCATGCCTACACGGTCAGAGACGGTCGAAGAAGAAGATACTGTGTATTTGCATGATAGGAAAATAACCGGACCAGCCCGTATTGTACGTGCATGGGAACTGTTTGAGATAAGTGTAGTCCCTGTACCAGCTGATACAGCTGCGGTACGTAGAGGGCTAGAAGAATTTGAACCACAGGAAATTTTTAGATACCTAAAGGAGAATAACATGACTGAGGAAGTCAAAAAAGAAGAAGTCGTAGAAGAGGTTGTAAAAGAAGAGGTAAAAGAAGAGACAGAGATAATCGAAAAGGTCGACACACATCAGGCCATTTATGATATAACACCTCGCGGTTATGAAAATATCAGCGAAGACGGTATCGCGGATGGTAAAACACTTGAGCAGATACGTGAGTTGCTTAAGGAAGCTATTGCAAAGAAAGCGAAACCCGTTGGATCAGAAGAGCCTGCGGAAATAGAAGAGAAAAAAGAAGTTGACGTATCTGTACGTGACATTACTGGTTAATTTAATTTTTTAAAAGATAAAGGAGAATTTTTATGGCTACACCTAATTTTTCAAGATGGGTCGGAAACCTTGATGGGGCTAAAGAACCGCTTATTTGGAAGGGCGCATTCCAGGCTGGTTCTACACAGGCTATTGAAGCAGGTGAAATAATGGAATTTACTGGTGACACTAACACCGCATGGGTTCCTATCGATTCAGATTTTAGTCAAGACAGTAACATCGCTATCGCAGGATGCAATATTATATCTGGCGATTTGGCTGGTTATTACCCTATTATAGTACCTAGACCTGGCGACATGTTCGTATACGATATCGCAGCAGCGGCTGCAACCGCTCAGGGTGTTGCACTTGGATATAGCGATAGTGAAACTGTTGCTATTGGTACATCACATCCATTCGGTTATGCAGTCGGTCAGCAGCACTATCCACTGATGCAGAATTTTGCAGGCTCTGGAAATCCTTCCGACAATGGCGAGACTATTAAAAGTCAGTCAACTGTGATATTGTGTTTTACTGCTGACGTTAGTGTTTATTCACTTTGTGTCGCATTAGCTAATTAAATTAAGAAAGGAATATTATAATGGGTAAAAAATTTAAAACATCCCTTCACGTTGGTTCGCCTGGACTTGATGAAGCTGGACTTAGATCAGCTGCACTGGCAGACCCAGTAGGGTTTATTCAAAAAGCAGAAAAAATGATCGAGGACGGTGATTTGTCTTGGGGTAAAATTCAAAATCTAGAGAGACTATTTAATTCTCTTTATGATGTCCCTGTAGAAGCACACGTAACAATGCACGGCAGAACACGCGCTGTTGAAACAAGTGCATTTCCGATACTTTCCGGTATGATGACAGTATCCGGTGTAAACGCTGCTTATGATGCAGTTCCTACTATTGGTGAAGAGCTTGTAACTGACATGAACGACAATAAGAAAGTTACAAATCTCGCAAACATCACTTCTTTTAATCCAACAGTTGACGGAGTAAAAGAAGGAGACGATTTCCCAGAAATCGGAGCATCAGAGGAACGTTACGAAATCCGTCATAAAAGAAACGGTCGTAGGCTTAGTATTACTGCTGAGACTATTGAAGAGAACGACGTAGCCGGTATTGTTGCTAAAATTGATGCACTCGGTGAAATCGCTGGAGAGACAGTCGAAGAGCAGACACTTTCTAGAGTTTGTGATGAATTCGGTTCAGCAACATCACCCGCAGAACCCTATGTTTTGCATAGTCCTGCTGCTGCATCGTTGTATAGTACAACCGCAGACACACCTGGTGAACGTACACCAGCCGGAACAAGGATCAATAGTAATGCACTCGTAGACACTACCGATCTTGACACCGCACGTTTGATACTTGCGGCACACACTAATAGCCGTGGCACACGTATCGCCATGCCTGTTAGCCAGATGCAGTTGCTCGTTCCTACGGCACTAGAAGGAACAGCAGCTAAGATTCTTGGATCAGCACTCGAACCATCAGTTGAGAATGAAGAAAACAACTGGGGACCAAACGGACGATGGCGTCCTATGCTTGTATCAAGTCCAAAACTTGATGACATCTCAACAAGTGCTTGGTATCTTGGAAACTTCAAGAAACAGTTTGTCCGTAAATGGAAACTGAATTTTGAGTATGTAACGCTCGGTACAGATACAGAGAGTTACCTAACAAGTCGCATAGCATTTCAGGCGCGTATCGGTTGGGACGTTGAAGTCGGTGCTAGAGATTATGTCCATGTTGTCCAGTGTCTTTCTGGAACAACCGCACCGTAAATAATTGTTACACGTAGGTGACGCCCCGAGCATTATGCTTGGGGCTATACCTTACTGAAAAACGAAAGGATATATTATGCCTAGAGTACCTCAGAAAAATGAAACAAGAAATAGAACAGAATTACAAGTAGTTGGAAATAAATTGGATACCGTAAAAGACGGGTCATCTCTCGTATCACTCGGGAAAAAAGCACTTAGTATTGGCGGAGAGATATTTTATGCAGACGGTAACGTAACAGCTTCAGGTGATGGGACATCATGGGCAACTGCTTATAAAACAATAGCAGAAGCAATGGCAGCTAGTCACGCTGCGATAGCCGTATCTGCTGATCGTGGATGGGCGAATAGGAACACCATTTTTTGTATGGGTGATGACTTTACAGAGGATTTGGTTGCGTTTGCACAAAAGACTGACGTCATAGGTGTTGGCTCTTCTGATCCTTATTCAAAGCCTTGTATTAGGGGTAATCATGTTCCTGTCAATAACGCAATGGGATGTCATTTTTACAATATGCGTTTTAGGCCGGCAGCTGCAGAAGATCTTGTAATACTTGCCAGTACGTCAGGCGGTGGAATTGAATTCCATGACTGTCTATTTTCTGCCAACTATTCTACGTTTGTAGCACCATCAGCAATTGATATCACGGCTTCTCAGTATGTAAAAATTGAGAACTGTGAATTTCTTGGCCAGTTCAGCGGTGATGTTATCGATATCGGTGCGGGGCGTACAGACTCACTGCTGATCAAGGATAATATTATCAGAGGTGGAGCAGACAATGGTATTGTTGCGACTGGCACACCTACGACTGGATTGGGCCGTAACATAATGATAATTGGTAACTTTATCCAGGTTGCGGATAAAACTATTGATGACGCAGCGGTGGCGATTATTTTTTCAATAAATAACAGGTGTATTTCTGCCGAGACTTTGGGTGGAGCTTCACACGTTATTACTGCAGCGCAGGCATCCGGCAATATTGTCACAGGATCAGATAACGCCTTGGATGTACCAATTTCAGCAGTTTAATCTTTAATACACAGGTAAGGGGCGCGAGCCTCTTACGCTGTATTTTTAGGAGAAAATAAAATGAGTGTTTATCTGATAAGCCCTGATGGAGTTATCGCAGAATATCCAGAAGATAAAAAAAATGATATGCGGTTAAAAGGGTGGGAAAATTCAAGCTTTGAGGCGTTTAACGCATCAAAAGCTCCCAAAAAAGAAGTAAAAGAAGTAAAAGAAGAACCTAAGAAAAAGAAAAAATAATTTTTATCAACGGGCTGGGCACTTCGGTGTCCAGCACCGTTCTAAAAAGGAAATTCAATGTCCGGTGTAGATGTAAAAATCAGCTCAGACAACAACATATATAATAATTTTACAGGAGATAGATAATGGGTAGCAGAAAACAGGCGATAGAGCTATTTGCATTAGCAGCACGTGAGGAAGGTACAGATACGTCAGACTGGATACCGGTGCCGAAGGATTGTGTTGGGTTAACACTCGTACTTGACGTTACAGCAGCAGCTACAGATGCAGCAGATACGCTTGATGTAGTAGTATCGACTAAGATCGGGACAGAGACAGCGATAAATATTCAGTATTTCACACAGGTACTTGGTAATGGTGGAGTAAAAAGATATATCGCTAATATCGTGCCGAACGTAACTGTAACAGAATACGCATACGCCGCACTAACTGCAGCAACTAAAAAAGATATACTTGGTGATTCCATTCAGTGTAAATGGACAATCGTAAATTCGAGTACAGATGACGAAGGTTTTATTTTCTCCGTTTATGCGATGCCATTCTAATGAGTGATTTTTCAGTACAATTTGCTCAAGGCGGTGAAGAACAGCTAAAGTATACGTTCGGAGAGACGATCACGTACACACCAGCGACCGGAGACGCAACAACGCCTACAGCTATTATACATAGGAACGTGTACACAGAAACGATACGCAGAGACACAGGAGACGTTATAAAAATGACCGGTGTTGTTGAGGTGTTTGAATCCGATATAGCGAGTGTCAATATAGACGACAAGATAACGTATGACTCAAAAGCGTGGGACATATTAAACATGCCAACCAAGAATAACGCAAAGTGGGAAATTGAAGTAGTTCGGATTGAAGAGATCGAGTCAGCAGATGAAAATTATAGACAGGATTTACCATAATGGCTGAAACACCGAGTGGGCCTTTAAGTCTACCGCTATCGAATATTGAGGATTTGATAGCTAACTGTACTGCGTTCCAAACGTGGACAAGTACAGCTACATCCGCGGCAGCCAAAGCATTTATACATTTAATCGCTAAAGAGTCACCAACAAAACCGTTCTGCCTGATATCTCAGGGTGACGGTTATAGTTGGGATGTAATTGCCGGTGGAACAGGTAATTTTCTTTTACCACAGGGAAATCTTAAGATCCGATTTGAAAATACCGTAGCGGTAGCGTATGCAGACTCGCCACAAGATGCAGAACTAGAGCATGATAACAGCGTTGGTGCGATTATGTCAGACATGGCAGAGTTGTCAGCAACAGATGGTTATATGGCTATCGTAGGTATGCAAAAAATATGGGGTCCAAGACGGAGTAACAGAGATGAGAAAAATTCAACTGGTGATTATTACCAGTCACTTTGGAATGTGGATTGGGTATCATAATGCTTAGAGGAACTATAACATGGACACGAAGCCCAGAGTTAATACTCCGTGAGCATAAGAAGATAATAAAAGAAGAAATACCATACACGATAACCGCATGGCATGACAATAGTCTTCCGGATCACTTCAAAAGTGGCGCTGCATCTAAGTACGGATACCGGAAAAGAACCGCAAAATATTTGAAAATAAAACAAAAACAGGGTTATGGTACGACTGATTTGGTAAAGACAGGAGACATGGAGCGTGATCTTGAGAGATTCATACAGGTAAAATCTACAAGTAAGGGAGCAACAGGTAAGATGAAAGGTCCACATTACACAAAATACCATAATAAACCTAGAGAATTGACTGCTATGAAAAACACAGAATTAAAAGTTATGGCAGATATATTACATGATAGAATAGTTGTAAGAATAAATAAATTAAAAGAAAATAGAAAGGAAACTGTATGAATGTTCACACATTATATGCTGTAAATATAGCGACAGTATCAGATGTCGATTTATTTATAGATCAGATTTCAAATTTCAGTATCGATCCTGGCATTGAAGATATGCTTGTCGGAGCTGACGGAAGTGTAGATAATACATTTTTAGCAGTTGGTAATCAAGCACCACGGATAAGCTTTACGACTAGCGCACTAGCCACAGCACTAGCGACCGCAGGGATATCAGGTTTAAAAATAGATTCAGATGCAGATGACGACGGCTTAGAATGTTGGTTTCAGAAGGTGACAGAAGGAGCAACAAGAGGCGCAGAATCGACACATATTAAGATGACTGTAAATGAAGGTATGCTTGTTCCCAGAACACTTTCGGCAGCTCATAACGAGCCAGCAACACTTGAATATGAAGTTGTTATATCTTATGACGGAACAAATGATCCCATCGTCATAGCTACAAGCGCGTCACTTGAAGGAACCGCGTCAGTTGGTGAAGTATTTACATGTGGACCTGTTAGTATAAACGGTACGACACTTGCAGGGATACAGGATATATCAATTGATTTTGGATTGACAGAGTATGTAATCGGAGCAGATGGTACGGTATGGCCTACGTTTGTAGCTATACAGGAGCGGTCACCAGTCATTACAATTAAAACTACAGAAGTGGCGGCACTAAATACGTTTGGAATTACAGGAGTGGCGCAGGGTACAACCGATAGTGTTGTATATCTTAGAAAGATATCAGAAGGTGCAACAAGAGTAGCCGCTGCGACGGCACAACATATATCATTTACAATAGATGAAGGAATGATTCGTGTAACAGATATTAGCGGAGGTAATAACGATATGCAAGTTGCAACAGTAGAGATCAAGCCAACGTACGATGGGACGAACGCGGTAATGGTTATTGATGCTGCCGTAGCGATAACATAATGGCTGGACTACTATATTTTATCCCTAAACGGGACGGTATTACCGAAGATGTGTTGCTCGAAGTCGATGCAACCGTACTGATTGAGAATAAGTACGTAGCGAGACCAGCAGGAACCGGACCAGGTGCAGAACACGGTATCGTGTGTGTACCAAAAGCAGAGTATCAAGGTAGCACGTCACCACGTCCAGGTTACTATCCGAACGAACAGAAGTGGGAATCTGTGAACGGTGGTAAGTTCTTTATAGGTACGGCAGGAGATGTAATCCCGAAAGATTTACTCAGGAAAGAATGTATAGACGGTCACTATGTAAAACTCGGAGATGGTAACGAATGG